GCAGCAAATTCCTGAATCTGTTTTAAAAACTCATGCGCTTCTTCATATTCTTGCGGTGTCACCACGTTATCTTCTAAAACGTCATAAACCGTTTTGGTTGCTTGACCTGCCGCAATGGTGGTTTGCAACATCGCTTCGATTATTGAAAGCTCACGATGGTTATCACCTTTAGATCCAACTGGAACTAATACAAAACCAAGTTCATGCGCCCAAACTTTGATTAACTCAGGGCTTTGAGTGAAAGATTGAATTGCTTCAAGCTTTTTTAAACTTGGAATATGATTTTCCATATTCACGTTTGCATAATTCAAAATCGTGTTATGCGAATCACCAGTGACTTGAGCGATTTCTTTTGGTGAAATCCCCTTGGTTTGCTTAATCATTTTAAAGATTGCTGTTTGCGCCTCTTTGCTTAATTCCATTTGTGAATCCTGTACTTAATTTCACGTTTATTTAAATCATTGAAAGATTGATAATTGTTTTAGGCAGTTAAGGCGTGTAAATCAGCTTTTAATTTGCCTTTAGATAAAACTTCAAAAGTCGCTTGGGTTCGCGGTGGAATTCCATTTTTTTCCCACTTCCAAAGGGTGACTGTTGAAAAACCAGTTTTTCGCGATAATTCGCGTTTATTTTTGCAGCCATAGTGGTGCTTAAGATCACTATATTTCATTGTGCTTTCTACTTAACTATAGTTAATAAACCAAAGTTATCACACCTTAACCACAGTTACAACACAATGTATTAACATTAGTTAATGTTATTAACTGGATTTGATTATGTCTTTCCATCTTCGCCTTCAACAAAAATTAAATGAAAAGGGATACAAGCCCGCTGATTTGGCGCGAGCTGCTGAAGTTTCAGGAGTTGCGGCTGGAAAGTGGATTCACGGCGAAAGCCAACCCAAGGCTGGAAAATTAAAACTTATAGCTAGATTTTTAGATGTAAGTGATGACTGGCTCTTAACTGGGAAAGAGGCATTACCAAGACTTGATAATAATATTGACCTATCTCAAAAAATTACTTTTGAAGGCCGCCCAATACCTGTTATCTCTTGGGTGGCTGCTGGGTCATTTAGCTCTATTGAAACAGTTCTAAAAGATACTGAAATTGATGAATATCTACCACCCATTAAAGAGTGTGGTAAAAATGGCTATGGCTTAATTGTGACGGGCATTTCAATGTCACCAAAATTTGAACCAGAAGATCGAATTTATGTAAATCCTGACTTTCAGGTGAGTGATCTAAAAACAAATGATTTAGTCATTGTTTCATGCACTGGTGATAATGAAGCTACCTTTAAGCAACTCGTAATAGAAGGCACGACCATGTATCTACAGCCGCTCAATCCCAAATGGGATGAGAAAGTTATTAAGCTTACAGAGGGGTGTCGCTTGGTTGGTAAGGTTGTCGGTTTATATCGAAAAATATAGCGATGGAAAATTTAATAATTAATTTAGGCGATGCATTGTTTTAAATTTCTAAAAACACCCTAGCCCACTTCGGTGGGCTTTTTTTCGTCTTGTAAATATTAGTTAACAAACTCAACCCACTTTAAATTAACTTTAGTTAATTAATCTATTGACACTTTTATTAACCACAGTTAATATTTTCTCGTACACAACAAAACCACTTCGGGAAGAGATCATGTCAAAACAAACCGATGCACCCCAATTCGTTGCCGACCTATCAGGCGGTAATTTCGCACAACAACTTGGCATCGCAATTTCAGAAGTTGCTCAAGGCGTAGTGGCTAACGGCAAAAAAGGCCAAGTGAAAGTGACTATCGATATTGCACGTATTGGTGAATCGAACCAGGTCAACATTTCACACACCCTTGCCTATGTTGAACCAACTGCAAAAGGTAAACGTTCAGAAGACACCACATCTGAAACGCCTATGTATTTAAACAACGATGGCAGCGTCACTATTTTTGCCAATCACACCAGTCAATTGTTTAAAGAATTCGAAAGATCTTAAGCACCTCTTTAGCCCTTTAATTTTTAACTACCAATAGGAACTTTCCAAATGGAAAATACAGAAGCAAATACAATCGTTGAACTAGCAAAACCAGTTGAAAACTTAGGTCGTGGCGATCTAGTTGCCATCAATGACAACTATAAAGTTTTGGACTTGGAAAAATACCAAGATGGTCGTAATCGTGCACGCGGTGTTCTAAATACACCTTCTCTTGAAGACTTCAAAACTTATGTATTGGATGCTCAGTCTGGAGATGCCCCTGTATTTGTTGATCACAAAAATGTAAGTGCTACGGCGGTATTAAACTACTCTGAAGAATTCCATGCTCAAGGTCATTGTGACCACCTGGCTAACTTAAAACTTGAGCCTACTGTTGTCTGGTCGAAATTAAATTCACTTAAAGATCGTAAATTGTCGCAACGTGATTTTGCTGTATTTATTGAAGACTGGGTAAGCGTATTAGAAATTACCGATGCTGATGGCAATGTAATTTCTGGTGCTCAAGCATTAGCGGCAATTCGTAACATGAAAATCGATTCTTCGGTCACTGTGGATAATTCGGTTGGTAATTTATCAGAAAGCCGTTCCCGTTTTGAGCAAGTTGAAGCGCGTTCAAAAGAAGAATTCACCCCTGCTTATTTCAAAATTCATGATTCTGCTTATTTAGGTCTGGATGAACGCCTTATCGTTTTGCGCCTGATCATTAATACAAATGATGAAAAGCCTGTGTTCTCAATTCAGATCGTCAAAGAAGAATTGCTTTGCAATGAAATCGTTCAGGAATTTAAAGAAAAAGTAATCGAATTACTTCCTGAAAATCCAGTTCGTATCGGAACATTCTCAGCTTAATTTCAGGCATTAAAAAGCCCTGATGCTTTCGACGGGATCAGGGCTTCATGTAAACACTTGCAAGCTTACGAGGCAATTATGAATCTAAACCCTTCACACAGTCAAACACCACAGTTTGGTAATAACAAAAGTCAAACGACTGCAATCCTTCACCGCGAACCAACGTATGAAGAAATGCACGGCAAGCCTGCGAACTTTTTTTCAAATATCTGCGCATTCCTTTTGATCGTAATCACGGTCTTGGCGTTGTCTTATATGTATTTGCGCAGTTCTGAAAAAGAAATTCAATTTCAAGAAGAACAGTCTTTGGCGCGCCAGGCTGAATACAAAGGAGTAAATCAATAATGACAACTCTATTCCCTGCTGAATTTTTCGACATCAACCATGGTACGGCGTACCACAAAGCCTTGGCTCAATTTGAAAAGCCATTGCTTAAAGAAGTCATCATTCGCTGCCATGGCAATCAAACCAAAGCGGCTGAAATTTTAGGCCTTAACCGGGGAACCTTCCGAAAAAAGATTATTCAACACAAGCTTCACAAAGAAGTTAATTAAACCGGTGGTTGGTAATGGATCTACAAATTAAATACCTGACATCTGAGCCAGAAGGCACCAAACATATTCACTTCCAACTTGCTGGACCATTTGAAACTTGGCTTTTGAACGGCGGCTACCAGGCTAAAATTATTAAACATGCTTCATGTGTTCGTTACAGCATGGCAAATAAAGAAACGCTTGAAATTTATGGCACTGGGAAAATGAATGCTGCAGCACAGAAACGCTATGCGATTTTTCTTAAGCAGTATTTGAAGGTGGGTAAATCGTTAATTGAGTCTTTGCGTGCCCAGGCACCAAAAGTATTGAAGGTGGCAGCATGAGCTTCGAATATATCAATAAATCATATGGCGTAAATGCTTGTATTGGTCGTCGTGTCATCGTTGATGGTGAGCCTGGAATCATTGTCGGCACTAATAACGCTCACCTAGAAGTGAATTTCGATCATCTGAAGGCAAGTGATATTTCTTACTGCCACCCAACTTGGCGCGTTGAATACCTCGAAATGGGTAAGATTCGCAAATTAACACCAGGGCAAAAACGCTATCAAGAATACTTAAATGCTGATTGCTGTGAAAGTTTTGCTGAATGGCTTGGTGTTGATAAAGCGTCAAAAGAGCGTCGTGAATGGTCTAAAAGGTATGGAGTAGCGTGATGGATATTCTAGATAAAAAATACGTTGTAGAAATGGAAGATGGCAGTAAATGGGCTGTTCCAGTTCGAATTATTGCTGAAAGTCGTGCTGCATATTATGCCGATGCTGATGATATCTCTGTTGAAGAAAGTCTTAACGATGACACAGTTCCGCTTTTTGAATCGGATAATTATGAAATTCATGATTGGGCAGCTAACAACATGAATTGGAAAGATGTTGCTAAACATGCAGTCCAAATATCTCCACCTAATGTTGATTATGAAGATGGTTGGGTTAATGGTGCATATGAAGTATTGGTGCCAGTTAATGAACTTTGATCACGCTCAATTCCTCTGGTGCACCAACTGGTGCAAAGAACAAGGTTTAAGCCCATACGATGCAACCAATTGGGCAGCAGCAAAATTTGAATACTTGAAGGTTCAAGGTGGTAACCATGAATGAAGTAAAAATTAAATGGGCTTCAAACTGCTTTAACTGTGGCCATGATGAAGCAATTGTATTTTCAACTGCATCTGTAGGCTTATTTAATGATGGCGATGAAGTTAAGTGTTGCAACTGCGGTCACAAAGGTTCAATGGATGCCAATGGAGAAGATACAGATATCTATTGGTATGAAGGTACTTTTGAAGACCTTCCGGAAGCAGTGAAGAAAAGCTTGAAGGAGGTTTCATGAACGCCAAAATTCTTGATCCTTGCTGCGGCTCTCGCATGATGCACTTTGATAATCACAATCAAAATGTAGTGTTCGGTGATATTCGAAAAGAAAGCCATATTTTATGTGATGGTCGTTCGCTTGAA